CACTACTAGGATACGGCGGATCAGAAGTCTTCCCAAAACAAATTAAACTACAATCACCAGATGACACAGGAAACTTTTTAAACTTACCATACTTTAATGGTGATGATACTTTAAGATATGCATTTAAAGAAGATGGTACAGCAGCGAATTTAAAAGAATTTTACGAGATTTATAATAATGTAAAACAACTAGATGTTAGTCTCGTGAAAGTACAGAGGCCGCAGTCAGAATTTTCTGACGGGCCTCCGTGCATAGAACTTATGGCAGCAAATACTGTAGGTGAAGGGGGTAGAGACAATGCATTATTTCATTACACAGTTTATGCTAAAAAGAAATGGCCATCTGGTTGGCAAGGGAAAGTTTCTTTATTTAATGAGAAACATGTTAAACCAATCTATGATGACGCAGGATTAAATAGAATTATAAAACAACATGAGAAAAAAGATTGGGGTTATAAATGTAATGATACTCCAATGTGTAACTTGTGTGATAAAAAATTATGTAAGAGTCGTAAGTATGGAATAGGAGAAGAGATTGTATTTCCTGCATTAACTGATTTACAAAAAATTAAATTAGAAAAACCATACTATTATCTAAATGTAGATGGAGAAAGATTATACTTAGAGAATGTAAAATATTTAAAACAACAAAATTTATTCCAAGAAGCTTGCATGGAACAATTAGATTTTAAACCACCAACAGTTAAACCAAAAGATTGGGATATGATTATAAACCCACTAATGAAGAATCACGAACCTGTAGAACCACCAGAAGGAGTTACAACTAACGATCAATTACAAAATCATTTAGAAGAGTTTTGTTTAAACAGACACATTGGTACTGAAATGAGCGACCTTAAACGTGGTGGTGTATGGACTGATGATGGTTATCATCATTTTATATTTAGTAAATTTTATAATCAGTTTTTAATTAGACAGAGATGGGATGTTAATTATTCTAGAACAGCACAAATGTTAAAAGAAGTTTGTAGTTGTGAAGATAAAAGAATTGGTAAAGATAAGATTTCAGTATTTAGAGTAAAACAGTTTGATAAAAAAGAAGATGATTACAATCAAAAAGAATTGAAACCAAAGGATGTATTCTAATGAAACTTAGATGTTTTATCGAAAGCTTTATTGATGTAGGGAGTGGATTAATTTTAGCAATCTTAATTCAATTATATATATTTCCTTTCTTTGGATTATATCCAACGATATGGGATAGCTTACACATTGCCTTAATATTTACAGGAGTTTCAATTATTAGATCATCGATATGGAGACATTTTTTTAGGAGGGTTAAGTGAAAACAATAGTATTGGGACCTCCAGGAACTGGAAAGACTACAACTTTATTAAATAAAGTAGATAATTATTTAAAAGAAACTGATCCAGATAGAATAGGATACTTTGCTTTTACTCAAAAAGCTGCATACGAAGCAAGAGATAGAGCGATGAAACAGTTTAATTATACAGAAGATGATCTTCCGTATTTTAGAACGCTACATTCACTAGCCTTTCAAAAGCTTGGACTTAAAAAAGATCAAGTAATGCAACCAAGACATTACAAAGACCTTGGAAAAAAATTAGGATTTCCAGTAGCATATGCAGAACACCAGGAAGATCATGGTTTTTTTACATCTGATAGTGAGTACTTACAAATAATTAATTTAGCTAAACTTAGAAATATAACTCTAGACCAACAGTATGATTTGCAAGAACATACTCAGGATTTAGAAAGAGATAAACTTACAATTATAGCAAATGAATTAGCACGATATAAAAAAGAATATGCATTAGTAGACTTTAACGATATGATTTCAGAGTTTATTAAGTCTGATAAATCTCCTAACTTTGATGTTGTCTTTATAGATGAAGCACAAGATTTATCTAGAATGCAATGGGATATGACCAAAACTATTTGGGACAAAACACAAGATACTTTTATTGCTGGTGATGATGACCAGGCTATATTTAAATGGGCCGGTGCTGATGTAAATGCATTCATTGCTTTACAAGATCAAATGATTAACCTTCCACTTATTCAATCACATAGAATTCCTATGAAAGTTCATAACTTAGCTATGGGAATTATAAATAGAATTAGAAAAAGAATAGATAAAAATTGGAAACCTAAAACTAATGAAGGAAGTTTACATAGACACTTTGATATAGATTCAGTCGACATGTCTTCTGGTGAGTGGTTAATATTAAGTAGAACACGATACATGCTTAAAGAAATTGAGGACTCTTTATATAGAAAAGGTTTGTACTATGAAAATAAATATAAAAGAAATTATGAAAAAGATATGCAAGAAGCAGTTACTGATTGGGAACATCTAAGACAAGGACAATTAATGTCTTATAAACAAATTGAAAAGATTTATAGTTATATGAATCCTGAACATGCAGATAAGAATAAATTAAAAGGAATGGTGAAAGAATCATTCTATGGTATTGACGCATTGACCAAGGACCACGGATTAAAAACTAACAAAGTTTGGTTTGAAGCGTTTAACGATGCTGGTCAACAAAGAATAAATTACTTAAGAAAAATGAGAGCTAATGGTGAGAAGTTAAATAAAGCACCAAGAATAAAATTGTCAACAATACATGGAGCTAAAGGTGGAGAAGCACAAAATGTTGTTCTCTTAACAGATCAAACGAGAACAACAATGAATACATATGAAAAGAATCCGGATGATGAGAATAGGTTATTCTATGTAGGTGCAACAAGAACAAAAGAAAATTTACATATTATTGAACCTAAACAACCTAACAAAGGATTTATACTATGAGTGATGAGATATATAAAAAACAGGTAGGTGGGACTCACTATAAATCTATGGCAATTCAACCTTCAGAATTTATTAATAGAAATAATATTCCATTTGCAGAAGGAAACGCTATAAAATATTTATGTCGTCACAAACAGAAAAATCACAAAGAAGATTTATTAAAAGCTAAACATTATATTGATATGGCTATTGATAGAGACTATCCTGAGAGTTCTGGCAAAAACCCCCAATCAGTAACCAGCGGGGTCTCTCAAAAATTAATAACTAACACATGGGGGATTGTTAAATGAACTGTTGGCATTGTAATACAGAATTAATATGGGGAGGAGATCATGACACTGAGGATAACGAAGATTATGATATTGTTAGTAACTTATCATGTCCCAACTGTCATTGTGCTGTTGATGTATGGCACCCTTCAGAAAAATTAATAAAAGAATATAACGACTATAAGGAACAAAACAAATGATACAAGCACCACTATTTTCACCACAAACAGAGTGGTTACCACCAGAAGAATTTCCAGATTTATCTAAACACGATGAGATTGCAATAGATTTAGAAACTAAAGATCCTAATTTAGTTAAGATGGGATCAGGTGCCGTATCTAAAAACGGTGATGTTGTTGGTATTGCTGTTGCCGTTAAAGATTGGTCTGGCTATTATCCAATTGCTCACGAAGGTGGTGGTAATATGGATAGAGCTAAAGTTTTAAAATGGTTTCAAGGTGTACTATCAACGCCTGCAAGAAAAATTTTTCACAACGCCATGTATGACGTGTGTTGGATAAGAGCGCTCGGTTTAAGTGTTAACGGTCAAATTGTGGACACGATGATTGCATCGGCCTTGGTTGATGAAAATCAAATGCGTTATGACTTAAACAACTGCAGTAAAAGATACACTGGTAAAACAAAAAATGAAACAGAATTATATCAAGCTGCACGTGATTGGGGTGTTGACGCCAAGGCAGAAATGTATAAACTACCTGCCATTTATGTTGGTGCTTATGCAGAAAAAGATGCCGAGATAACTTTTGAGTTGTGGCAAGAACTAAAAAAAGAAATTATTAATCAAGATTTAAATTCTATTTTCCAGTTAGAGACAGAACTTTTTCCTTGCCTCGTTGATATGCGATTCTTAGGAGTTCGAGTAGACGTTGAAAGCGCTCACAAATTAAAAGAAGAATTAGTTGAAGAAGAAAAAGAATTATTATTAGAAGTAAAAAAACAAACATCAGTAGATGTTCAAATATGGGCGGCAAGGAGTATTGCGCAAGTTTTCCAAAAACTTGACCTACCATTTGACCGCACCGATAAAACCAATTCTCCATCATTTACTAAAAACTTTTTACAGAATCACGCCCACCCACTCGTGAAACGAATTGCCCGAGCCCGTGAAATAAATAAGGCTCATACCACATTTATTGATACCATATTAAAACATAATCATAAAGGGAGAATACATGCTGAAATCAACCAATTAAGGTCAGATAATGGCGGAACTGTGACCGGAAGATTTAGTTATTCAAACCCTAATTTACAGCAAATTCCAGCTAGAAATAAGGAACTTGGACCACGGATTAGGTCATTATTTATACCCGAGGAAGGCCATACATGGGGTTGTTTTGACTATTCTCA